CTTATTTTATGTGTCCATTATATCAGATTGATTCGATAATGGCAAGCGCTTTTTTCACTTTTTTATGAATTTTTTTGTGATATTGCAATAAAACCACCAGTTGCAAATAATAATAGACCAATTGAGGCATACATTATCATTTCACCTAGTGAATTTGCAGTTTCCATACATTTTCCGTCACAATCGTTAGCAGAACCAGCCATCAATATGATACCAGTTATGATTAATAGACTTGATATAGTGTTTTTCATAGTTTTTCCTTTGTTTTTCATTATATAAATACTATACAACAATCTCCACTAGAAAGCAAGCGTTATTTTCAAAAAAATGCAAGAAAAAACCCTTATAATTTTTTTTTGTTCTATCTTTGTTCTTTTTAGCGTCCGGATGCTCAAAAACTGTTAAAAATTGCGAAATTAAGCCCGATTTAGAGCGAATCGGCGAATCAGTAATGGAAAATCAAAATAATTTATCGGAAACTGAATTAAGAGCAATGAAATTGTCTTGTGGTTTCTAATATAAATAGGTTTATGACTTATTGCAACAATTGTGGACATAATTCTCATTGTGGTGTGCCGTATTCAGTAGAAGATGAAGATGGTTACACAGGAGAGTCTTATATGAGAGAAGTTTGTAAACATTGTCGTTGTGATGATTGTACAATATCAATAGAAGATGAAGAAAAATATAATATAGAAAGTTAATATGAGCAAAATGAGATTATTTAAGTTTTGGAACGCAGATGGCGTTGAAAAAGAAAAAGAAGAAATTAGTTTAAAGAAAGCAGTAAGAGCTGTACAAGGTGATTTTAAAGATAGAATGATTAGTGTTGAATATATCAGTAAAAAGGGTAAAGAGATGTGTCATTCTATTGCTATACCAATTGGTAGAAAATTAAGACAATCAATTTTACAGGAACAAAGAAGATTAGCTTTAAAAGCAAAATTGGCAAGATAGATGTTAGGTAAGTTTTCTATTCTTAAAGATAAGAGAATATTAAAGTTTACAAACTTTGATGATATACCATCATCATTCAATCATGTAGTAAGTTTTGAACCTGATTATCCAGAACCACCTCATACAGAGGAACAACATGAAGAAATGTCAACATATCAATCTAAATTAGAGGAGTTATTAAATCGTGCCAGCGGTAACTAGAATAGGTGACGCAGATGTAGCTCATTGTTCAGGAATGACAAGAGCAGCTGGGTCAAGTAATGTATTTGTAAACGGTATTGGTGTATCTCGTCAAGGAGATAATAATACAGGTCATTTATTACCAGGTGTACCATGTCCAAGTCATGCAGCTCCAATTGCCTCAGGTTCTTCAACAGTATTTGTAAATAGCAAAGGTTGTGGTAGAGTTGGTGACGCAATATCGGGTTGTACTAGCGTAGCGGCAGGTTCTCCTAATGTTTTCTCAGGTTAATTTAAAAAACTATTATAAATATTAGCGATATGGCAAACTATGACGCTTCAAACACTAATCTAAGTAAAAAAGCGGTCAGGACTTATAGAGACCTTGACCTTGATTTTACACGACATCCTGTAACTAATGATGTTGTAAAAATAGAAGATGTAAACGCAGTAAAAAGAAGTGTTAGAAATTTAATTAACACACAATTTTATGAAAGACCTTTTCATCCAGAATTAGGTTGTGGTGTAAGAGATTTATTATTTGAAAACTATTCACCTATGACAGGTATGTTTATAAGAAGAAAAATCGAAGAAGTGTTAATAAATTATGAACCAAGAGCAAAGTTATCTTCAATAGAAGTTAACGAAGAGCAAGACAGGAACGGTATAAAAGTAGAAGTAAATTTTTATGTGTTAAACTTACCAAATCCAGTTACCGTAACAACAACACTAAAGAGAATTAGGTAAACAAGATGGCTTCAAACAAATTAAATGTATCTGAATTAGATTTTGATAATATAAAAACAAATTTAAAAACTTTTATGTCAGG